AGCGTCAACTGAACCATCAGCCAAAATATGAGCTAAATTACTTCTGTAATATTCACCAACCATAGAAAAACTTCCACCAATATACCAACCACCTAAACCATCAGAGGCAGCAGCATAAATTTTTCCATTATCATTTAATCTGATAAATAGATATCCATCTTTATGGCTTTTTAATACTTTTCCATTCAAACCTAATACTTCACCAGTATCATAATTGCAGCTATAACCCAATTTCTTTGCTAATTCCAGTCTTTCTATTCTTTTCATAAATTATTATCATTTTTTTATTAATATGGCTCCTTTTTATTTATATATATAAATAAAAATAATTAAAGTTTATGAAAAAAATATGTTACAAATGTGGAAAAGAAAAAGAAGAAAATGAATTTTCTAAAAACCAAACATGGTGTAAGGAATGTCAGCGACAATATTTTATTGATTGGAAATCAAATCATCCAGGTTATTTCAATGAAAAGTATAAAAAGAAAAAAGAAAATGATTTAAATTATTTAGAAAAAATGAATAATTATCAAAAAAAGTATAATTCAAAGAGAAGACAAAAGGACCCATTTTTTAAATTAGTAATGAATATTAGAAATTTGATTAGTGCTTACGTTAAACGATTGACTGGTGAAAAAGTTGATAGAAATATTGAAGAAATATTAGGTTGTTCATATGAAGAATTTAAAGTTTATTTAGAAAGTTATTTTAAACCCTGGATGAATTGGGAAAACTATGGTGGACGAATGGAAAAAGACCAACAGTTAGAAAAACGTTGGGAGATAAATCACAAGATTGCATTTCGATTTGCCGAAAGCGTTGGAGATGTTTATAAGTTAAATCATTATACTAATTTGGAACCGTTAGATCAAGTTACTAATAGAAGAAGAAAAAGAAATAAATAGAACCTGAAACAAAAATGCTATTATTGATATAATAGAAAAATAAACATTAAAATTTCTATGTTAAATGTAACACAAGACACTACAAACACCATAATAATGACTTTAACTGATGACATAACACTTGCTAATAGAGGTGTTACTGGCTTCACGATGAATTTAATAAATGAATATACTGGAAAAGAATATAATAACATTTATTTAACAGACACTTCCGCATACCCAAACAGATACAATAAATTCTCACTACAATTAACTGATGAACAACATAAAGATTATTCATTGGCAAAGGTGTATTTAGAAAATAATGGTCATTATAAATATAATGCTTATTACTATAATTCTGGTGCAACTGAATTACTTGAAACCGGTTTTATGTATGTAAGTGAAGCACCAGAATTTACATTTTATGCCCGCTACGGGCATAATTCTGCATACGGAAATACTCAAAAAGAAACATATAATGTTCAAGATGATGGAGAAAATAATCATGCAGTTGGAGGTTCAGGTTCATTAGATTATGTTATATGGTCAGGACAATTAACAGCAGGAAAAAGAACAATGATCATACAACAGTATTATATGATGGGGTATTTTACTTATGACCAAATTGGTTATGGTTCAATAAATCCAGCATATTCTAATATTTTAGGTATTTATTTTTCATCTAAATCTGCTGACCCCCGCAATAATAAATTATGGATTACTTTAGGTGCAGGTTTAGTAACAAAGATAAGTATTGATGGTGTGATATATAAAGGAAAATTTTCATCTGGTGTAGTGATGACAAACCCTTTTATTGAGGGACAAACATATCAAATAAAAATAATGAAATAATATATGAATTTTAAATTTATAAAAATGGCAGCAGTTGTGCTACCAAAAATAGATGTAGATAAAAAGAATGAAATTGTAAAATATGGTAAAAATAATAGATATCCAAATGAACTATTAGACATATCAATTCAATCATCTTTACACACCGCAATTTTAGATAAGAAAATAACAATGTCTAAGGGAGAAGGTTTAGCATCTGATGATAAAAAGACTCAAAAATGGATTGAAAGTCCAAATCCTTATGAATCATTAGATGATATTTATGAAAAAATTGCAACCGATTTAGAAATATTTGGTGGCTTTGCAATTGAAACAATTTGGTCAAAAGATAAAAAATCTATTGCTGAAATATATCATATTCCTTTTCAAAATATCAGATCAACTAAAATGAATGAAAAAAATCAAGTTGATACTTATTTGTATCACGATGATTGGAAATCATACACAAGATATACAGAAGCAAAAGCATTTCCAGCGTTTAATTCAAGCGATAATAAAGATTTGAATCAATTACTCTATGCTAAAAAATACTCTGCCACAAATCGTTATTACCCATTACCAAGTTATCAAGGTGGTATTGCAGATATAAACACATTAAATGAAATTTCTATATTTCATAATTCTTGTATTAAAAATAATTTCAATCCTGGAATTATGATTTTCTTTAAGGGTCCAATTCCATCGGTTGAAGAACAAGATTTAGTAGTTGAAGCATTAGAAGAAAAATATGCCGGTGCAGAAAACGCCGGAAGTCCCGGGATTTTTTGGGTAGATGAAAATATGATACCTCAAATTGAAAATTTAGCTGTATCAGATTTAGATAAACAATACTCAACTTTAACTGATGCTATTAACACTTCAGTTATTACTGCTCATCAGATACCAAGAATTATTGCTGGATTGGCTACTCCTGGTTCATTAGGTGGATCAAAAGAAATAATTGAGTCTAATGCTATCTTCCACCAAGAATATGTATCAAAACAGCAACAATTTATCTGTAATTATCTTAATAAAATTGGTGCAATTAATGGATATAAAGAAGTTTATGTAAAAAATAGCACTATTCCACTTCATTTATTTTCAGAATCATTGCTAACACAAACTCTTACTAAGGAAGAAATTAGAGAATTATTTGGCTTTACTAATGATGTAGTTGAAGTAGTTCCAGAGGTAGTTCCTGAAATAAAAAATAATGATATTCCAAATGAATAATTTACATATAAAACTAATTGATGAAGATTATATCAAGAGTAGATCCTCAATTATGAACAGTGTGGAAAATACTTTTATAAGAAATAATATTTTAATCGCCCAAGATCTTCACCTTCAGGATATCATTGGTACTGATTTATATGATGATATTATTTCAGAATACGAATCTTATTTTATTGATGTTGATTTGGGTGTTTCAGGTATTACAGAGGCAGATTATGTTTCAGAAGAATATCTAACACTAGTTCACAATTATATACAGCCTTGCGTACTTTACTATACTTTATATGAATCTGTTTATGATTTATATTCCAAAATAGCAAATAAATCTATAGTTACCCAAAATTCAGATAATTCAACAGTAGTTGATGAATCTTTTATGGAAAAAAGAAAGAAAGATTTTCTAAATAAGGCTGAATACTACAGTAAAAGACTTTCAAATTTCTTAGAAGATAATTATCAAACTTACCCTAAATATAATAGTTCTGGTGGAAACTTTTCAGATATTATACCAAACAATCAAGCTTATCTTTCAAACGGTTGGTACTTAAAGAAGAGTGGATGTAGAATTTCAAAAAATAACGATTTATTCTAATGACAATATCAACAGTAGTTACATCAAATTTCGGTCTTAAAGCAATAATTGCTTTCTGTTTAGCAGCAATGAGTCCCCATTATCCAATTTTAATTTTAATGTTATGTTTAATTTCAGTAGATTTTATCACAGGGATATATGCAGCATACAAAACTAAAACTAAAATTATTTCATCAAAATTAAAAAAGACTATTGAGAAATTTTCACTATATTCTATTGCTGTTATATGTGCTATTTTCTTCCAATATATTTTTATGGATGCAATACCATTAGCGAAAATTGTAGCAGGTTTTATATCTGGTGTTGAATTATTGTCGATATATGAAAATATTAAAAACATAACTGGATTAGATATTGCATCTAAAATTAAAGGTTATATTGCAAATATGTTTGCAAAGAAACCTTAATCTATAATATGATATATTTTCTTGGCTTCTAAATAAGAAAGTCAGTCAAAGAATAATCCAAAAACTCTGACCGACTTACTTGCATTTAAAAAAACTTTTATGATTACTATATATATACTCAAAAAATTGAAAAGTTTTAAATTATTCTTTTTAATTTTTCTTCTCTTAACCACATTTTAAATTTGTTATAAGAGAAACTTCTAAAAAATAGCCATTGTGCAATATCAACTTCTTGACATCCATCTTCTTTACAATATGCTGTTAAAACTTCTTTTAGTACAGTTATTATTTCACCATCAACAAGATGAAGAATATAACTATCATCATTAGAATGCAATTCTTTAATTGCATCTAATTCATCATCTTCATCTGAACCACTGAAATGTTGTATGTTATTCATTAATTTTTATGATATTTTTTCTTAGCATCTAAATATACCTGATGTGCTTCTTCTTCCGTA